TAACCTGACCAAAAAGAGCAGCCGCTAAACCCGTGGCATCACTTCCATATACCGCAGAACTGCTAATGCCTCTAGGATTTGCGTCCCCAGTTATGGTAGATGCGTTACCTAATGCAATCCCGTAAAAAGGTACGGGTGTCGCTCTAACCCCCATATACCCATTCACCTGCACGGTGTCGGTGGAGGCATCGCCTAGGGTGACGTTGCCTGTAGTTGCAAATGTCGTCCCATCAAACGTCAGAGCACTACCAGAGGTCGCAACCTTAGACCCGTTCAAGTACAGGACACCGTTGGCTGTGCCGCCTGAGAGGGTGAGTCCAGCAAAAGAAGGCGAATTTCCAGTTCCTAAGCCAAGGTTTGTTGTTGCCTGAGTAGTATTTGTTAAGTCAGCTAGATTATTTGTTGCAAGTAACGCGCCAGAAAGAGTAGCATAGGCAGTAAGCCAAGTACTACCACTGTACATTTTCATTAAATTGTCAGCGGTATTAAAATAAAGAGCACCAGTTAACAACGCATTACCATCATTATCAAGCGATGGGTCAGATGATTTAGCCCCTAAATATCTATCATCAAAAGAGTCATAAGAAGCAGCAGCAGCGGCTTCAGATGCAGCGGCGTTACTTTCACTAGTGGCAGCATTACTGGCTGACGTAGAAGCTGCTGATGCGCTATTGGCTGCGTTAGTTTCACTTGTAGCAGCGTTGCTTGCTGATGTTGAGGCAGCAGAGGCGCTAGAGGCAGCGTTAGTCTCGCTAGTAGCCGCATTAGAAGCACTAGTGGCTGCATTGCTGGCGCTGGTAGATGCAGCAGACGCGCTGTTAGCAGCATTAGTTGAACTTGTAGAAGCACTAGAAGCACTACTAGCGGCATTAGATGCACTTGTCGATGCGCTACTGGCTGAAGAGGCGGCAGCCGTTTGAGAAGAACTAGCGGCGGCGGCGCTGGCAGCAGCATTAGTTTCGGAAGAGGCAGCAGCAGTCGCACTACTAGCTGCATTGGTAGCACTAGAACTTGCGGCACTTGAACTAGAAGAGGCAGCAGAAGCTGAACTAGCAGCGGCTGTGGCACTATTAGCAGCGTTAACTGCCTGCTCTGTTACAGCCTGTACTGTAGCATCTGTTGTGCTATCACCAGCCCCACCAATTCCTCGAAAAATTGCCATATATACTCCTTTGTTTCTTTAGCACCCTCTGTAAAAGACGCTAAAGAAAGGGGGCATTACACCCCCAATCAGATTAGGCAGGCATAGCGATAGCTACAGCAGCCTCATCACGCAACTCTTTCACGCCATACAGCATGTCAGAGGTAAACAATGTACCCAGGTACTCTTGTTTGTACTGAGTCTGAGAGCGAACGCCCATTTGCTCAGCCAGGACAAAAGCATCCTTGTGGAACATCATACCGATACGGGCATCGCCAGTAGCAGTTTCGCAGTTGGTCGAGACAAAGACTTTAACGCCATAGACGTTGCCAATCTCACCATTGCGGATGCTGTTACCACCGCCCACTTCGCCAACAAAAGCCTGCTCAGTGAAACGAGCCAGACCCAGCATGACGTTACGAGCGACAGGAGGCAGAACCAGCACACGACCATCCATCGGCACATCAGCGTCATCCAGAGTTTGGATAACTTTGCGGATGCCAGCGTCAGTCAGGGCAGATTCGTTAGCGCCAGTGTACAGCGTAGAGCCGTCACCACCAATAACAGCCTTATCATAAGCGATAGTGCCATTACCACCTTTAACACCACGACCCAGTTGCAACAGGTCGGTATCGACTTGTTTAGCCAGAGCGTAGCCAGCGTCAGAAGTGTAGAACTTACGCAGAGAAGCGAGAGCTTGCACTTCGGTGATGTCCTCAATCAAGCGGCTATATTCATAGTGCTTGTTGACCAACACTTGCACTTCGCTCTCAGTAGCAGCTTGCAACGTAACTTGCGAAGAAGCAGCTTTCAAAGAGGCAGCGCCACGGGTTGGTTTCGGAATATGGAGAGTGTCACCCTTTTTGCCCTTGAAGGACATTTTGGAGACTAGGTTCGCCATAACGAGGTTGGTTTTGTAGGCTGCGATAATTTCGTCAGACCACAGTTCAGGGATAAACGTTGCCGCAGTAGTATTGGTAACGTGATTACTTCCAAGTGCCATAATAATTACCTTTCAAAATGATTATTTAACACGACCCTCCGCGTATGCAGCCATAATCTCTTCAGATAGTTGCTGGTAACGGTCAGGGTTCGTACGCATGAGTTCAATGATGTCGGCTCTGCGATAGGTTTTCTTTGACGCTGTTTCTCCAGACCCTTTGGTTGAACCCATAGATGCGGATTTAACAGCCTGTTTGCGCTGTACTTTCTCAACTGCCTCTGCCTGATTAACCACTTGCTTTCTTTCCTTCCAAGTAGAAATCAACTCATTTGCTGCTTCAAAATCATACAACCGGTCAGCACGACTAAACAATTCGCGGCGAACAGTACTCTTGTTAACCCACTCTGCGAAACTACCGTCATTGACGATTTCACCAAAGTCAGGATGTGTCTGTTTCAAAATAGCTAGTGCCTCAGCCTTTTTCATCTGCGCGGTAAGCTGTTCAGCCTGCCGCACTTTTGGATGCTTGTCGATAGCCTTTGCGATTGCCTTGTCGGGGTCAGTAAAAAAATCTACCTCTTCCTCGACTTCAGGGGCTTGTTGTTTTTGGGTGACGGTTTGGGCTTTAACAAAATCGTCTACAATACGCCGAAGCTCTCCAACTTCACTCCCTTGTTTACCCAAAGCCCTTTCAGCTTCTTGGTGCATCCTGACAATATCTTTAACAGATTTGCCACGATACTTATCGGGAATGTCCTCTTCAACTTGCTCTTGCTCAGGCTCCTGTTCTGGAGTTTCCTGCTCATTCACCTCATCTACGGGTGAAAACTCTTCGTCTTCTTGTTGCGTTTGTTCGCCTTCGTCAATAAATGTTGCCATAAACTCTCCGTGCTAATAAGCATTGTGGAATATAATTAAGTGCTTGTGCTAGTCACTAGCGGCACGCCTTTCTTGCGCCATCTTCTCTTCTCGCTTACGCTCCCACCGCATTGCTGCGCCAGGAAACGCCCCGGTTACGCCCTCCAGTTTAACCATCGGCTTACTGATGATTCGATGTGCAAGTTTGTCACATTCTTTACAATTGGTTGCGCGAATTTTCGCGTCAATGTAAACATCGGAAATGTGACCGTCTTCGCAGAGAAACTCAAAGATTCGTTTACTCATTCATATCCCTTTCGAAATCCTCATAGCTATTTTTTATGGTGGATTCGTAGGATAGGATGCGTTGAATTGCTTCAAGCTGTCCACGCCGATACCAGAATTGTTTCTCATCAGGGATTGTAGTTATGTCAGCTAAGATATCAGCATTGTCTTGGATATCTTCGATAAACTGTTTCCACCCATCACGGGTAAACAAATCTAGCAAATTCTCATAATATACCTGTAATTCTTTGTCCATCTCTTTTTCCTTTCAAGTGGAGAGATGTCGCTATTATACCACACTTTTACTGTTTTGTCAAGTTTTTTTGTCGCATTTGCATCACTGCAATTCGCTCATTACTCTTGATATCTTCCTCTTTAAGCAGTAGGTCAGCAATCTTGGCTCTACGGGCAAATTCAGAGTCATCCCCTGTCCCTTGTTGTAGGTTGGTCGAGATTGCCGCAGCCATCTTAGCCTGCACAACCTGTGGTTCCAATTGGGCTTCCACAGATAGTTTCTGCGCCCTAGCCTGTGCTTCCATCGTCTGAGCCTGTACAAGCTGAAGCTGGGCTTGCGCCATCTCCATCTGCTGCTGCATATGGGCTTGCTCCATCTGTTGAGCCTCTGGGTTAGGCTGCATACTCTGTTGCAACTGAGCCATCAACTCTTCACGGTTGGTCAGCCCCATGTTGTCAATAACAGCAGATACCAGCATCGGGTACATTGGGCTATCCTGACCCAAGGTTTGTAGTAGTTGTACAAGTTGGGTAACTTCATACTCACGGGCAATAACGCCCAAAGAAGAAGATGGTACAAACTTGTAATCTGAAACAGGGTAATGTTCAGGGTCAAATTGCATATACCGCCATGCCGTCTTCTCAATCATGGGAATTAAGAAACTTTCTTGGAAGTTAATCAATGTACGCTTGTGGCGCTTGATAATAGCCCCCATAGACATAGATACAGCGCCAGCGGCAGCGTCTCCATTGATAGTGCCTGGGATACCAGCAGCGTCAATAGCGCCTGTAGCCATCTGTACCATCTTCTGCAACTCACCAGCTTGGGCAAAGGTAACTTGGTCGAGGTTGCCAAACTTAAATGGCTGCAAAATCTCTGCTGGGTTACCATTGGTGAGAATTGTCTTGCCTGGACGTACCTCAAGTTTAGCCCCACGAGGCATACGAGAAGCATCCATAGCAATCATTGGGTGAACGGTGAGGGCTAGGGCATCAATACGGGCGCGAAGCTCTGCATCCAGCGCCTTTTGGCTGTTATACCCTTTCTCACACACGCCACGACCCCAGAAACGCCCAGGAACTACATCCCAAGGGAACGCCACAATGGGTCTATCTTGCATCATGTAGGGGTTTTCTTCGATTTTGAGCAGTTGACCACCGTTGGCGACAACCACAATAACCTCTACATAGCCTTTTTCGGCGCTTTCATCCTCATTTTCTTCTTTTGCGGGCTTAACCGACTTGGACATCTCGCTCTCATCCTCTTCCATGATGGCATCGTTGTACAAATGCCGAGGGATAAGACCATAATACTTGGTTAGCCGTACTTTATCCTCATCAAAAGAGGTAATTTCCTTGTCAGGCTCAATGTCAGTGTCTGTCGAAGCACTCTCCAGCTTAACATCAAAGTAAATACCGCTTTGAATGCCCATCTCAACCTGATGGCGAGGCACAAATTCGTCAATAGCAACACCCAAAGCCTCTTCAATAGAGGTGGCAACAGGGTCAATCAGGAAGTTTTGTGGCAGAATGGGGCGTAGTTTAACCACAACCCTATCCTCAATGTTAACACCGACTGCCTGCATAGCCCCATCCATAATAGGTTGGGTGGCTGGCTTCATCTCTTTGACCTCTTCGATGACAATTTCACCGATACCAGTGCCAAAAACAGCAGCGTTCAGGATACACTCAGCAACTGCCTTACGGGTCTTGGTAAACTGGAAGTCCTCCGCTAACTGTTCACGCAGGAAAGCAACATCCTTGTTATCCTGGTCATTACGGTCATCCCGGATGTCAAACCATTTACCACGCCCAAAGGTGGCTTCCTCCACTTCAGCAACAGAGCTTTCGACTGCCTGCTGTAGGGCTGGAGAGATTAGCCGAGAACGCTCACTCTCGCGTGTCTTGTCCTCAGCAGCCCAGATACCACGCCACAGCCGATAGTACTCATCGAACTTATCTTCGTAGTTGGCACTGTAGTGGTCGCGCCATTGGTCTACTTTGGAGATAACCCAATTCTCAACCTTTTGGTCTACAAAGTCTTTTTCTTCCATATTTTAATACCCCGCAGTTGCGTCTAACATTTGGTACTCTTCCTCTTCGTAGTCGAACGTGTAAGAAACTTTTGCAAGTTGCTCAATGTACGACAAAGCGTCAGGAAGGTCATCATGTACTAGCTTATTGGGGAATTGAAATAACTGGTCTAAGAATTCGTTATTCCAATCACCCTTGTTAAGTTTTATATAACCGTTCTCAAATCTTCCTTGGAGCGCCCACACTACACGGTCTACCTTCTTCTTATTCCCGTGTGATAGCTCTTCAACCCTAAAGAAGGTTTGAGTACGCTTCATAATATCTGACA